TGTCCTGCACCCCGATATCGGCGGGATCGCGTGCGGTGCCGTAGGTGCTTTCGCCGAAGTCCGCGAGGCCGTAGCCGACCAGCGCGCCCGGCGGGTTGAGCGGCCCGACGCCTGCTGGGGTGATGTCGTAGAGGACGTGGGTGTCGAAGCGGTAGGCGTAGAGCTTGGCATCGGTGCCGAACGCCGCCCAGCGGACGCGGGCGTTGTCGTGCCAGGTGAGCAGGTCGCGCGGCTGCGTCGGCGTTGCCGTGCCGGGCTGGGCCACGTTGCCGCCGATGGGCTGAAGCTGGCCCCCGCGAAACCGCACCAGGTTGACATCATACCAGCGGCCCGGCGTGGCTTCTGGGGTCGCGTTGCGAACGACCCCCGGCGGCGGCGCTTGGGTGACGCGGGGCATCTAGTGCGGGCCGCGCGAGGGCGAGGACGGCACGCGCAGGCTGCGCGCGGGCATGAGGATAGCGCGCAGTTCGGCGAGTTCGGTCCTGAGTGTCGCGAGTTCGTCGGTGATCGCCATCTCGGTCGCCAGCCCTTCAGGCACCATGGCGCTCATGACGACGGTCGCGGCCTGGGTGCCGGCGAAGACGATCTTGGTGACGACCAGCACGGGCTGAACGACTGAGAACGGCGTGCCGCTGCCGCCGAGGGCGATGTTGTGGGTATGCAGCCCGTCCAGATAGATGCTGTGGCCGTGGGCGGGGACGGTGACGTTGTGCGCGTGGGTGCCATCGCCGTTGATGATGTGGATGTGGGTCTGCAACTCGCCGCTGGTGGTGAAGGTGTGGCTGTGGAAGCCGTCCGTCGTGGTGGGAAGCGGATTGCCGGTACCGAACCCGCCGCCGACAGAGACATTAGCGGGACCGCCACTCGATCCCCATGCGCCGGGGACGCTGTGGGCGTGGCTGCCGCCCCCGTCCGTAGTGCCGTTATGCGTGTGGGGGGTCGTCTCGGTCGAGGTGACGCCGCCGTGGCTGTGATAGCCCTGCGCGTCGGTGGCGACGCCCCACGGGCCGCTGGCCGTCGTGGCCCCGCCGTGGCTGTGCTGCCCCTGGCTGTCGCTGACCATGTTGTAGTTCGGCAGGTTGATCTTGGCGATGACGTTGGACACCGCGCCGGTCTTCTGGGTGAAGCTGTAGCTTACCGAAGTGCCGTTGGTGTCCACGACGACGCCGGGGCCGATGGCGGCGCGGCCGTTGGACGAGGGCAGGTTGAACGTGGTGGATCCGTCCCCCGCGCCCCAGTAGGTGCCGACGACGGCGAAGAGCGCGCTGTAGGTCGTGCGCGAGACGGCCCGCCCGTCCGCGATCAGCCAGCCTGGCGGGGCGTTCGGCCCGGCGAAGTCGAGGATGGCGCCGATGGGGGTGGACAGGAACACGAACTGATCGAGGATCGTGGTGTTGCTGTTGAGCTTGGTGCCCCAGGTATCGCGCGAACTGCCGATCTCGGGCAGGACGAGGTTCAGGTGCGGCGTGTAGGTATCGGCCATGGCGGGTTCCTAGCGCACGCCTGCGGGCGGCTTCATCGCGGTCGGCGGGGTGACCAGGGTGGTTTCGACGCTGTCGTCGGCCAGGCTGATATACCACGTTCCGGCGGGATCGCGGGGCACGCGCATGAGCCAGCCGCCGATGCCGCGTGTGCCGGACCAGCCGCCGACGCGGCGTTCGTAGTCGCGGCGCGTGCCGGTCGAGGGCAGCACGGTATGCGGGCGCGGCGGCGCGGGCAGTGGCGCGTAGCCATAGTGATAGGCGCCGTTCGCCAGCACCCATTGCGGGTTGCCGGGCGGGGTCTGCGTCATCTCGCCAGCGTTGGTTGCCATGGTCGCTTCCTATTGCCTGTTGGTGCCCTGTTTGCTCACGTCTTCCTGCAAGCGTTGTAGCACGGCCCCCTGCGTCTGCTGCGTCGCCTGCAAGTCGGCCATTTTCTGCTGCATCGTCAGCAGCCCCTCGAGGATGCGGTCGGCCCTGGCGATCACGGCGTCCACCTTGGCGGCGTTGGATTGGACAGGGCCGCTGCCGTGGGTTTCGAGCGCGACAATACGCAGTTCGTGGTTGGCGCCCTGCTGCCGCATCGTGCCGATCTCGCTGCCGATGAGGAAGACGTAGAGCGCGATGGACGCGGCGGCGCCAACCACGCCAATGGTGAGCCAGCGAGGTCGCCGAGACGGCGGTTCGTCAGCCATGTCCCGGCGACCCCCATTGTCAGGCGCTCAGCTTGCGGCGGAAGGCGGCGAGGGCGAGCAACCCGGCCCCCAGGATCGTCATCGAGGCTGGCTCGGGCACGTTCTCGAGGATGGCGGTCTGGCCCCGGTTGATTAGCTGGGCGTTGGCGCTCAGCGAGCCGGTGACCTGCTCGGTGATCGAGAACGGGTTGGCCGAGAAGAACGCGCCGCTGGCGTTGTGGCTGTAGCTGTCGGCAGCCAGCAGGGCGGTGGACGTGAAGTTGTCGAGCAGCGTGCCGGGGGTGTCGTTGATGCTGTCGGCGCCCTGCTGGTTCGTCGCGTCGGCCCACAGGCGGGTCTGGGCGGTCGAGCCGATGGCGTTCTGCCAGGTGCCTGCCGTGGTCGCGGCGAACTGGGTGACCGGGGCGGCGAAGTTCGTGTCAGAGATCGTCACGGTGTAGAGCACCGGGATGCCCAGCGTGTTGATCAGGTTCAGCGAGGACGTGTTGAGGATGTCCTGCGGGTTTGGGTTGGCGGGCGTGCCCACCGAGGTCTGGACGCTGCCGTTGACCGTGACGCCGCCGATGGTCTGGTTCGCGATCTGGATCGTGCCGGTGGACAGGTTGGTATCGCAGGCGGTGTTATCGACGCACAGGAAGGTGGTGCCGCCGAAATTGGCGGCTACCTGTAGGGTTGCGTGAGCAGGAAAGCTGGCGAGCGCGGCGAGCGCCACTGCCAGCACCCCCGCGACGAGATAATGCGTCTTCATGTTGGTTCCCTCTGGGCCGACCGCGAGATGCGGCGGCGGTTGCGCCGGAAGGCCCGGCGAGGGTGGCGATGCAAGCGAGACGCCGATGAGCATTGCCAGTGGCTTAGAAGCGTCGGTTTTGGCATGTGTAAAGTCTGCCGACACCCGGCGCTGGATTGCCGCGATTGCGGCGTCGTTCGCGGCCTTCCTGTGTGCTGCGCCTGCGCGGGCGTGACATTTCCGACACAGCAGGATGGTGGCCCATGGCTTGGTCTGCCGGGGGCGCCAGCGGCGCAGCGCGCGCGGGTCGGGGTAGCCGCAGTCGCGGCAGGCCGGGGGCGCGGCGGGGGTGAGGAAGTCCACCCCTAGCCCCAGGGCTTCGTCGTCACGGCCGCATAGGAAATCGTACCAGCCACGCCAATCACGATGCCCAGCAGCAGGCCGATGATGAACCACATTCACAGCTTCCATCCGGCGGTATGCGGATCGCAAGAGGCGACCGCGTAAAGCGCCAGAAAGGCCATGCCGATGACGCAATAGTAGAGTGCGCGGTCACTCATGTGATAACACCGCTACATGGATGACTTTGTGCATATCCCGATACGGGTGCCTGCTGCATTTGCCGAGCGGATCGACAATTACTGGCATGAGCACCGGCTGATGACCCGCGCGGCGACCGTTCGCGTGCTGCTGACGAATGCGCTGGATATGGCAGAGGCGCGTGTTGCATCACGGCCTCCCCCACGGCCAGAAGACCCGCCCGGCGAGGTAGACGCGGATGGCAAACGGGCGCCGGTAGACTGACAGGGTAAAGCCTCGCCCGGCCTCGTTGATGACGAAGGCCACTGTCATCGCAGCCTCGGCACGCCGCCGCTCATGCACATCACCAGGTCGTAAACGAAATAGATCAGGAAGATAATGACAATCATGGCGACGATGATGCGGATGACCCGCATGGCGAGGTCGCCCGCCCAGCCGAGCCAGCCCAGGATGATTGGCAGGAGCAGCATCAGGATGGCGACGACGCCGCAGATGATGACGAGCCAGACCAGCATCGACACCAGCCACGCCGATGAGAAGCACATAGCTAGTTCCCCTCTGCCATGTTCATAGGTCCGCCGACAGATACATATCGAACGTCACATAACAAAGACCCAGCGCCGTCGCCGTGCAGTTGGTTTTCATCATGTGCTGCGCCTGACCATTGATGCTCAAGCCGCTCGCATTGAAGTATGTCTGGCTGGCGAAGGTGATCTGTGGGTTTGCCCGCATCGTCACCGGGAAAAGGAAGGTGCAGTTAAAACCTTGGCCCGCACCCGCATAGCTTTGCACAATCAGGCCGGGAAGCGCCGTGTAAAACCGTTGGCACTGTTGCAGTTGCGTAACCGGATCGAGCTTTTCGAGCGGCGTGGCCGTGGGGCCGAGTTCAAGCTGGACGCCGTAGAGGTTCACCGTGCCGGATTGCACACCGATATTGCCTGCCGCCGCGTTGTTAGTAGCACCAGATGAGAACCATATCGACAGCGCCGAAAAATCAGTGCCGATGTTGGTGCCCAGCGTCTTGCCAGCGACCGATGGAATGGCAATCGTAGACGAATACCGTGTCCACGTGCTGCTCAATGTCACCGTATTCCCGGTCGCCAGTACAGCGCCGCCCGCCGATGGCGATCCGCCCGTGCCGAAATTCTGGTTGATATTGATGCCGATTTTAGGCGTTCCCGCCGTGTATCTAGCCCAGAACGACACGGTCACCGTCTTGCCCGCGAGGCGCCGCACGTTCTCGATCCGCTGATCCAGCCGATGATATGCGCCCGCCGCCGCATTGCCGGTGAAATTGTTTAGCCAGAAGAAGCCAGCTTCTTCATCGCCAATCTCGGCCCGTCCCGCGTCTCCCAAAGCACCCTGCGACGTGTTGGCGACATCCGTAACGCCCGACAGCAGCCAACGGTCCAGTGTGGTAGTGCCGAACGTCGTGAACGGCCCCGCCCCACGCTGGGCAATATTGAACATGCTGTTGTGGACGTAGTTGCGCCCCACGTCATGCAGCGAGGTCGCCACGGCGTCGGACACGAACTGGGTCGTGGCGATGGACGTGTCGGCATCGCCCACTGGGGGCGTAGGGGCCGTAGGATTGCCGCTGAAGGCCGGGGAGGCGATGGGGGCATAGGCATTGGCGCTGGTGCCCGCCACCCATTTCTGGTTGTCCCATGACCACAGGGTGCCATTGGGGCCGGTGTAGGTGGCGCCGGGGGTGCCTGGGGGGAAATCGAGTGGGGGCATGACTATAGGTCCGCGCTGGCGGTGAAGGAACCGATGGCATTGCAGGCGCCGGTTGCGGTTGCCGTCGCCACCACGCGCACAGCCCCCGGTCCTTGCGCGTCCATCGTCACGCCAGTCAGATTTGATGGTGTCAATGTCGGCGTGACCACGGGGGTGTTAGACCGCAGCGTGACCGGCAAAGGAAGCATCTGCGTCACGTAAGCGCCTGCGGTGTTGTAGGCATACATGCTGACGGCACCGGTCTGAAAGAACCGTTGGCACTGCTGCAATTCCAAAACGGGATCGCGCTTTTCCAGTTTCGTGGGCACGGTCTGGCCCGGCTGCACGATCTCCAGCTGCACGCCCCAGAGGTTGATGGCGCCGGATTGGACAGGAACGCCGCCGGATCGCGCACTGTTGGTTGATCCGCTCGAATACCAAAAAAGCAGGGTGGTGTTGCTGCCCGTGGTGCCCAGCGTCTTGCCGGAAACACTCGGGAGCGTGAACGTCATTGAGTAGCGCATCCACGTTCCGGCTCCGAATAACGTGACCGACTGCCCGTTGTTTGAAACCCCGGCAGATGGCGATCCACCCGTTCCAAAGTTCTGATCGCAACTGACGCCCAGCTTCAACGTCCCCACCGAGGCGTTTGCCCAGAACGATACCGTCACCGTCTTGCCTGCCAGACGGCGCACGTCTTCAATCCCCTGAAAGATGACGGTAAACGCGCCCGCGCCAGCGGTTCCGGTGAAGGAGCACGCCATGTAATACGTCGCAGCTTCGTCACCGATCTGCGCGCGAGTGGTGTCGGTATGTGTGTTCTGTCCCCAGCTAAACGTATCGCCCGATACCGCGCCCTGCCAGCGATCCAGCCCGTAGCCAGCGGTTGTCCAACTTCCCGCCCCACGTTGCGCGATGTTGAACATGCTGTTGTGGATGAGGTTCCTGCCGACATTGCCCAGCGCCTTGTCCACGTCCATCGTCGTGGCCGCGTTGGCGAGGCCGGTGATGTTGGAGGCGGGCACCCATTGCTGGGTGTTGCCGTCGTCATAGGCGAGGTAGAGATTGCCGCCCGTGCTGTCCCACCATAGCTGGCCGGATACGAAGGTGGGCGGGCTGGCGGCGACGATGATCGGGCCGAGGGTGTTGGGGGTGCCTAGCCATTTGCTGCCGTCCCATTGCCACTGGACGTTGTTGGGGCCAGCGTAAAGCTGGTTGAGCGCGGGGCTGTTGGGGAAGTCGAGTGGGGGCATGATCAGAGGTCCGCGCTAGCAGAAAAGACGATGTTGAGCAGGGTGTCGCCTGCTACCGTGGCTGTCCCTTGCAATATAAGGCAGTAGCCATTGGCAGTGAGCGACTGCCCGGTGATATTGGACGAGCCGTTGGTTGTTATTCCCGTTGTAATAGTGGACGACCGCATCGAAACCACCAGCGGGGCACTCATCCAGACGGGCTGATTGATGGGCTGGTAACCCCGCAAAATCATTTGCCCCGTTTGGTAGAACCGTTGGCACACGGCAAGGGTTTGCTGGGCGTCCATTTTCTCCAGCGGCGTGGGGGATACCTGCCCGGCGGCGGCGATCTCAAGCTGCACGCCCCAGAGTTGGAATGTCCCCGACTGGACGCCAATGTTGCTGGCACGCGCGGCATTAGTCGTCCCTGACGATTGCCAGATCAGGAATTGCGTATAGTCGGTGCCCGCCGTGGTGCCGAACGTCTTGCCTGCCGATGACGGCACGGCAATCGGCGAGGACGTGTAGCGTGTCCACGTAGTCGATAGTGTGAACGCTTGTGCCCCGACACTGAAGGTGCTGGCAGATGGCGAGCCGCCCGAACCGAAATTCTGGCTAAGTTCAATCGCGACCTTGGGTGTTCCCGCCGCCGCGCGCGCCCAGAACGACACAAGCACCGTCTTGCCGGAAAGCCTGCGGACATCTTCCACGGTTTGGACAACGATGTCGTAGTCGCCCGCCCCGGTGCCGCCAGTGAGCACATTCTGCCAACCAAACCGCGCCGCCTCATCGCCAATCGCCGCCCGGTCGGCATCTGCCAGAGCGGTTTGCGTAACGCTGAACGCCCCATTGCTGTGCGAAGTCAAATAAGCCCAACGATCAAGCGTATAACCCTGCACGGCCCACGGCCCCACCCCCCGCTGGGCTACCGTAAACTGACCGTTATGAATGAGGTTGCGCCCGACGTTGCGCTGGGCAGTGGAGACGGCAGTGTCCACATAGGATGTCGTCGCCACGCCCGCCTGCCCCT